TATGGAGCATACCACGTTAGATAACCTGTTGTGCCATCTATTCGTGTATAAGCTGACCCAGAACCGCCTGCTCTAAGATTAATATGCCCAGTTCCTGTTTGATGTATTGTAATAGCATCAGTTCCGTCAGAAACAATATCATTACCATTAGTGTCTAAATTACTGCTTAGTAAATTATAATCTGAACCACGGAATGCAGGAGTTGGAGATGAAGTCCATTTAAGAACTTGTCCCTCGGTTATTCCAGCACCGATGTCTATGAGAACATTTGTACTATCCCCTAGTTTATCGTAAATATCTGTGAAATTAGAATTTGCCTTGATAGCACCATCACGCAGGGTGTCACCTGTGCCATCATTTGCAGAAGATCCAATCCCAATCGTTTGTTTAGCCATCTTTTTACAGTTTGTACAGTTTTATTTATGTGGCGTCGAAGGAAACTTGTGTGCTATCCAACTTCAAGTTAGTTGATGAGAAGTCCTCAGCAGTTCCACCGCCAACACCAGTAACAGTTAATGTAGCGATTTCAGTTGTTAATGGTGAGTTTGTTGCTGGTGTTTGTCCAATAGGTCCTGCAATTACACAACGGAATTTGTATCCTGTCATGTATGATAATGCAGTGAATGCATATGAATTGCTTGTTGCACCAGTAACAACAGCAAAAGAGAATCCACCATCAGTTGATCTATACCACTGATAAGACTTGGGACCATCTTCGGGTGATATAGCAGCAGTAACAACAAATGTGACTGTTTGATTTGCAGCAGCAGTTGCGTTTGCTGGTTGTGCACCAATCTGAATAGTTGCAGGAGGTGCTTCTCCTCCTCCTGATGGAGGTGCAGGGGGTGCCTGTGCTCCGTTGTTTGGTGGTTGATCTATTGATTCCCTACATGTGAAACCCATCAAGTATGGGAATATTGCTTTCAAATTTGACTCACTATCTAACTCAGTAGATAAGAAATATGCATATGTTCCATTTGGATATTCTGGTGTTACACAGAATCTACCATTATGATAATCTAATACACCAAGACCCTCTGCATACTCCCAGTCTTGCATCAGAGAACCAGCAGGAGGATTAAGTTGACTGGTACCATAGGTAGGTCTGCCTGCAACCTCTTCTGCTTTTATTCTATAAGAACTTGTTGCTAATGATATACCAGATCCATTGTTCCAAGGACTTGTGTAGAAATAAGGTCCATAGATAGGGAATCCATCAAACGCTATTCCAACCATCTTTGAGTGCCCATCTGGGTGCCTTAGATTGTCACCATTATACTGTGATGAACCATAGTAATCATTGTATGTTGACATAACAGCATTTGCTTTCCAGCATGCTAAGAAGTCAGTGTCATGATAATGATATTGTCCTGTCTGTTCTGGGTGTCCACCACAATTATCATCTCCAAAACTTACCACAGCATCTTCAAAGTGTGCATTCCAATTAAATCCTGCTGGGGGATTACCTCCATCACCAGCACTAGGATTAAAGAATACTACACCATTAGATGCTACACCAATAGCACCAAGAGGTGTTGCAACACGAGCATTTCTTTGATCGTAATACTCTACTGTACCATTTTGATCAGAAGCAAAGTCTACAATAAGTTGTAAATTATTACTTGTCTCTCTCCAAAACTCCCCAGCAATAGCAGTCTGAGTTGTCCCTCTGTATATGAATACTTGTTTACGTTCGTTAGCAGTGTCCTTATCGAATACAAATAGAATCCTATCGTTAACCCTAATCTGTCCACTCTCAGTAGTTCCGAGCAGCGTATTGTCGTTAGCCGAGAGTGGTAATGATACTAGGTATCCATTCTGTGTGTATGTTGCAGTATCAAATGTTCTTGTAACACCAAATGTACCACCTCTAAAATAAAAGTCATGGTCAAAGTCTTGCTCAGTTACCGAACTAGGATTATTCGCATTAGGAAACGTACCATAGAGTACAGGGTTTGGTAAACCATCTGCTGATACATCTATGATTCGTGTTGCTGGATTGTAGGTTGCGGTCCCTGCCATGATTTATTTATTGGAAGAGTTGATTAGGTGTGAAGTTAGAAATTACAGTAGCACCAGTCTGTACTGTTAGGATTACAGAGTTGGAGTAAACAGGTTGTGCACCAGCAGCGGTGATAGCAACTCTGAACTCATCACCATCATCTGCCTGTTCAGCAGCGTTAGATGTGTAAACTGCTTGTGTAGAACCAGTGATGTTTGACCATGCAGTTTCACCGTATTGCTTACGCTGCCACTGATAGTTGAGAGGTGTAGTTCCTACACTGTTATCAGATTGTAGTCTGAATGATCCATCTACTGTGAATGATGCAGTCTGACCTTGGTTAACAGTTACGTTTGTTGGTTGAGCATTGATGACAATATAACCAGCAACGATAACGATTGGATTACCATCTGCATCTGTACCTTGTCCAAGGTATGTGTCAAATCCACCGTTAACACCACCACCAGTAGGTGCAACGAAATCATCTTCAACAGTTGTTTCTACAACAACATCAGGTAATGCATAACCAATACCAGCGTTCTTAACAACGATACTTGATATACCCATCAACGCACGAACACGACCATCAAATCCAGTAGATGATATGACATCAACTTGTGGACGTGATGAATAACCATCACCAGGAGTTGTGATTATTGCTTTTGTTATTTCACCCGCTTTTATAGTTGATAACGCAGAAGCGTCACGACCCTTAACAGTTCCTGTGTACTCGAAAGTAATTAAGGAGTTTGAAGATTCGATCAACGCAACTTCACGAGGAGAACCTTCTCCTTCGATCTCTAATACGTCTCCTGCTTCGATAGGAGGTACAACAGTTGCAGCGATAACGTCAGCATCAGAACCAATGTATGAGAATGCTACAAATGTAGATCCTGCACGAGGAGTTTCAGCAAAGATTATTCTTGAACCAACAAGTTCGTAACCTATTCCAGGTTCCTGTATAACACCGTTCAATGAACAGATAATATTGTTTTCTGGTAATATTGTCGCAGAATCAACACCCTCTGTTAATGTTAGTGAGTAGAATCCACCAAGGTATTTGAGGTTGAAGGACGAACGAAGTGAATCAAATTCAAAACTAATGTCGTCCAACTGGCGTAACTTACCGACATAGTATCCGATAAACTCAGATCCGATAGTTGGAGGTTCTGTAAATTGGATCTGGTCTGAGAAGGCAGTGTATGCAAAGTTTGCTCCTGGGGGTTGTAGTACACCATTGACAAATGTGAGGATGTGACCAGCAGGGTCGGGGAAGTATCTTTCGCCATTGTTGACGGTCAACTTGAATGTTGTTGCAACCCCATCAAATCCTCTGAAATATCTATCACAACGTCCGAGTAGTCCTTTACTCTGTGTAACACCAGCAGTCCAACCATAGTCAGATATGATGCTTAAATTACTTGGGAAGTCACCACTTATATCTTCTAACCATATTCTACCAGTTGTACCAGAGATTGCCTTACCAGCAACACGTCCATAAGATGTGTAGTTAGTAATTGTTGCACTACTTAGGTTAGCAAATATAATTGGGAAGTTATTAAGGTTCTCAAATTTACCGATAGCACCATTGACTGCTAGATTTGGATCATCAACTGTTGTACCATCTGCTGCTGAACCATAAGGTGTAAAGTTAGCAAGATAGATGTTATGAATACTATTCTCCTGATCGTAGTTGTATTCAGTTACAACAGCAGTCCAACCTGGTTCTTTTGGAATAGTTCCTTGTAGGAGATATACTAAATCTCCTGCTGCAAAGTCACCTGTAAATCCTTGGTCTCTTGTGACACTAGCAACCTGATACTGAACAGTCTTAGTACCATGTACAAACTGATTAAGTTCAATCTGATCTAATCCTGATACTCTAATGTCTGCAATATCAAGAATCTTATCTGTTACAGAACCATAGATGATATCACCATCAACAAAGTCTTGATCTAGTGATTCAATATCAATACTAATTCTACCACCTGTGTTACTTGTAAGAGCACCAGCAGAGTTTTCATAAAGAATGATATCTGCCTCAGCGGAGTTTGCTTTGTTGAATATCATTTCATTAACAGCAAATGCTCCTCTGTCTAGGTTGACCAACATACGAGTCTTACCTGTGCCATTTACACTAGCAGTAACACCACTATCAACACCTTCTAATACATCATCGTCACTGAATGCACCAGTAATATTCTCAACGTAAATATAACCTTCGTTACTATTATCACCTGTCAGTACAGATGTCTGAACGATACTACCATTGTTAGATGCAGAACCTTGAACCTGTATTGTCTCTCCATTTGTAAATCTACCAGATGCAGCGTCGATAAAGAACTTGCTATACAACTTAATAACTTTTGCTTCGTTATTTCTAGTGCTTATAACGTCAGCACGAGAATCAGATGTGATACCAGCAACAACATCAGCAATATTAAATCCACCACTTACAGGTGTATCAATATCTCTGACACCAAATGTTGTAGTTGCTCTTTCGATACCAGATCTTACATCAACAGCAAACTGTTGTTGACCAGTTGTAAGAGTGTCTACACGGAAACGTGAGTATCTTGCATCGTGTCTAATCTCTCTTGAAATCTCAAAGTATGTTGGAGTTGCATTAAGAACATAGAACCAATTCTGTCCTTGTAATCCTTGCTCAATATCTGCTGATGCAGGAACGTAAGTTAATACATCACCACGAGAATAGAAATTAGGACGAGTAATCTTAACTCTATGTTCTCTTCTCTCGAATCCAACCTCGACTGTTGGTGTATTAAGAACAAGATCAGGGTCAGTGTTCCAGTCATTACCTTCATCGTATAAGTTGCGATCATTGGTTGCATGTGTATTATTGATCCATGTAATAGTATTATTTGTTGGAGGTGTACCTCTGGTTAATGCAAACTCAGCAACGTTAATTGATGCGTCCATGAAGAACTCAGTAGATTCCTTCTGATATTCAATACGATTGAGTATAGCAGCAGAAAGAGTAGGATCAAAGTATGCATCATAAGTATTTTGTGCTCCCCATTCTGATGTATTATTCTGGTCATAGGATATACGTTTTGCTGCCTCTGCAATACGCAAGAGATAGAATACTAAGTGTTGTCTAACAACAGTTGGGAATGCAATAAAGTTACCTTCACCATCAAACCATGTATTTACATACTTCATCATTCCAGCATTACCACGAGTGTTCAAGTCGTAGATAACAGCATCCATTATAGTTTCTGCAAACCCTATTTCAGCATTGGTTGTAGGATATTGTGATTGTACCTCAGCAAATGCCTTACGAGAGATTGCTCCTTTGTTAAATGTTAGGTATCTTGCAATGAAACGTTCAGAATAGTTACCACCTGTATGTGGAGAATTACCACCACCAAGTGTATCAATCATTAGATCAAATAATGTATCAGATGCAGATATAACGTTGTAACATGTATAGTATTGATATGCAGCATTACTATTGTATGGGGTTGTTCTAGTAACAGTTGTTAGATGACTAGGAGCAGGACTTGAAGATGCTGCCTTCTCTATTGTATCCATTACAAGATTGAATAATGTCTCAATACCAGATGCTGCCTGTGCACAAGTATTGTTCCAACCAGATGTACCACCATTTTCATCAAATGTGATTGATGTATCACGATTTGCCATATCATTAGCATACTTGATTGGCCAAATATTTGGTAGTGATTTCTGAATCGTACCATCAGTTATCTGTACAGGGTTAGCAAGTGTATCAGTAACGATAGATGCAAATGTTGTTATAGCAGATGCTACGTCAGCACAAAGAGGTGTACTACCATCAGCAGTAATAGTATAGTTTGATTGATTATATGGGAAGAAGTCTAAGTCAGTGAATAATTTCTGTGAAAATCCATGTGTAGAACCAGTAGTAGTAACAGTCTCCTGTCTCATTACTTGTATAGCAAGATCTCTTGCTTTATTCATTACCCAAGTTACTTCTGTAACGTAACCAGAAACGTGTGCAAGTGCAGTTCCATCTGTATACATTTCAGCAGCATGGAATACTTTGTTGTTACCACCGTGACGTAAGTTCCACTGGATTGCATCAAGAACATCAGTAACGTCTTGTACACAGTCATGCTTACCAGCAACAGTGATTGCTTCATGCTCTGCTCTTACAAATGTATGTACATATTGATCGTTTGCACCAGCAGCACCAACATTAAATGTAAATGTATTTGTACCTGTTGATGTAATTGCAATACCTTTGTTATACCATGGATCGGTTGTTCTAGGATATGCATGCTCAGAATTATTATTATCCTTAGTACATGTGAATACTAATGACTCTTGGCGTACATAGATCTTACGCCCTGTTGTTAGTCCATGAGCAGAACCATGGTCATATGTTATGACACCAGTAGCAGCATCATATGTTATGCTTCCTGCTGCTGGGGTGAATGGACCCACGCCACTTACCCAATCAGTGTTGTGTAGTGATGGGAATTGTACAAGCATTTCATGTACTGCTTGCTCTGCAATGAATCTAATATTTCTTTCAACTATATTTGCAGCATCAATAAATCTATCAATAGCACCATTCTGTTCATATGTACTTGTCTCAACTTCATTAAATGATTCAGAAGCACCGCCACCACCAGTTGCTTCTCCACCTTCTGCACCAGTATTATCTTCTGGATCGTAGATGTAAAGGTTCTCTCTACCAAATCCATTTCTCATGGTAAGGATTGCTATTTCCATTGCCCATGTCATTGCCCACTTAGATGCTTTATCTTCACCTTCTACATGGATAAGACTGCTATCTTCTGGATCAAGATATAGTGCAGCAGCATCCCAAGTCTTAGAGTTACCACCTAGTCTAATATCATGAACCATTGCTTCTATAACATCTACTAGGTCATCAGCACAATTTGTTCTACCACCTGGAACTTGGAAGTCTAGGAAGTAAGACATATCATTCATTGTGTGAACTGCTTCCCATGCAATAACATGTTTGTTTCTTTCTAACTGATCAGCAGTATCCATCCAAATATTATGACTTGGAGAAACTCTACTTTGATCAGGTGCTTGTGTGTCTATTGTGACTGTTGTGTCTCTATATGCTTCTATCTGTGTGTACTCAGCAACATAGTAATCATCTGCATATTCAGCTGAGATTCCAATACTAGATGCAGTTGTACCAAATGTTAATAATGTTTGGTTGATTGCATGATGTGCTAATTTCTTAGTATGTTCAAATGCATCTAACATAGCACTTAGTTGATCTTCTACATGAATGATCTGACTAGAAGGATTGATATATTGATCGATAGCATATTGTGTAGCAGAGTTACCACCTGTTAGTAAATCAGTAACAACAGCAGGAAGAATGTAAACCTTAATATCTCTTTC